GTTTGGAACCGCGATTGGTGAATGGTGACTGACAGATGGGTAAGCCCCTCTTCACGGCGCAGCAGTTCATAGCGGCCATACCGGGCACCGGCGGCATCGTGACCGCCATCGCGCATAAAGTCGGCTGTTCATTCAACACGGCCAAGCGTTACATCATCAATCACCCTACGGTGGCGCAGGCATACCGAGATGAATGCGAGAGCGTGCTGGACCTGGCGGAGGCCAAGACTATCGAGGCGATCCGGGACGGCGACGGACAGATGATCCGCTACTACCTATCGACCAAGGGCAAGGATCGCGGCTATGTCCAACGTCAGGAGCAAGTCCTGCAGGGTGACACTCTGGAGGTGACTACGCGCGTGGTGCGAAGGGCGGATCATGCCAGCTCTGACGATTGATCTCCACCAGGCCCAGCAGGACTTCCTCGACTCGCCGGCGATCTACCGGGGTTTCGTCGGCGGCCGCGGTGCTGGCAAGTCCTTCGTCGGCGCGCTCGACTTGCTGCTGCGTGCTAAACCGGGGCGGCTGTATGGCGTCTACGCGCCGACGTACCCGATGTTGCGCGACTCGTCGTGGCGCTCGTTTCTCGCGTGCGGGCGCCGGCTGCACTTTCTGCGCGACAGCAACAAGAGCGAGTTGCGCGTGACGCTGGGTAATGGCGCTGAGGTGCTCTTTCGCTCCGTGGACGATCCCGAACGCGCGCGCGGCCCGAACCTGTCCGGTGCGTGGCTCGACGAGGCGTCACTGATGGACCCGGAGGCATACTCGATTATTATCGCCTGCCTGCGCGAGGGCGGCGAACAGGGCTGGCTATCGGCGACATTCACCCCGAAAGGCAAGGGGCATTGGACATATGACGTCTTCGGCTCGCAACGCCCGAATAGCGCGCTCTTCACGGCGCGAACGGTAGACAATCCCTTTCTGCCGGCAACTTTCGCGGAGACGCTGCGTGCGCAATATCCGTCGCAATTCGCCGCGCAGGAGCTGGATGGCGCGTTTCTGGACCCTCAGGGTTCAGTCTTCCGGCGGGAGTGGTTCCGCGTGGTCGAGGATGCGCCTGACGGACTATCGTGGGCGCGATATTGGGACCTGGCGGCGAGCGTGAAGACGACCGCGGACTATACTGCCTCGGTGGCCATGGCCATGGCGCGTGATGGCACAATCTACCTGCGCGATATGATTCGGGGGCGCTGGGAATGGCCAGACCAGGAACGAATCATTGTGCAGACGATGCTGGCGGAACCCGGAACCAGGCATGGCATCGAAAAGGCCCTGCACGGCATTGCCGCGGTGCAAACGCTCCTCAGGCGAGCGGACCTCGCGGCTGTATCTATACAGGGCGTCGACGTGGACAAGGATAAGCTGACGCGTGCGCTACCGTTGGCGGCGCGTGCGGAGCAGGGCAAGGTGGCCTTAGTGCGTGGCGCATGGATCGGCGCTTTTCTGGATGAGTTGGCAGGTTTCGACGGTCTGGGCAAGACGCACGATGACCAGGTCGATGCGGCAGCGGGGGCACTGAACACCTTGGCCGGCCAAGTGCGCAGGCCGCTGGCGCCGGTACGGCTGACGATACGGGGGACGTGAGATGGAGGAACGCGAGTTCTGGTTACTGGTGCGGCGCGCCCTCCTGATGCTCGTTGCCGCTATCGAGCGGCGCTACCTACGAGAGGTGCAGTGATGCGCACGCTGACCACGCCGGAGATGCCCCGTGGCTGACGAATATCCCGACCTGGTGGAGTTAGAGAGCCGGTTGCGTTCGGACTGGTCGGAGCGCGACCGCGTCATTGAGCAGATGCGCGATCTGCGCTTTGGCGAACACGCGGTAGAGGTGCCGCCCGCCCTGGAAGTCGAGGAGGTACGTGCCCCGATTGCCCATCAGATCGTCGAGCACATGGTAGGCACGCTGACCGCTGACCCGCTGACAGTGACGGTGCCGCCGGCGACAGAGCGCGAGGAGGCCCAGGAGCAGGCCAGCAAGATCGAGCGTTTCACCAGCGCGGCGTTGACCAAGTTGGAGGTGCAGTCAGACACCGACGTCGTGGACAAGTTTGTCGAGACGCTGATTGCCGACGGGCACGGCTGCCTGAAGATGCTGTACGCGCCGCAACTGTGGCGCGGCTTCCCGCGGCGCGACCGCAAGGGAAACGAGGACGAGCGGACGTACTCGCGGCGCGCCGAGGACTGGAAACGCAACCGCCCGCTGCCCATCGTCTGGCAGTGGTGCGACCCGCTGACCGTCTACCCGATGTGGAGCGACTACGGATTGGAAGCCGTCCTAGAGACCGATGCCCGCGATCCGCTCTCCCTGCACCCTGACCGCTGGAACGTGCGCAAACTGGACGTGCAGAATCTCAGCCGCATGAAGGCCGCCGAGGGGGATACGGGCAAGATACGTTTCCGCCAACTCTGGACGCGCGATACCCTGACCTACGCGGTGGAAGACACGGTCGTCCACCACCAGAAGCACGCCTACCAGGCGCCTCCCTACGCATACGCCTACGGGCTGGGGGCGGCGTCGGTGGAGCCGCAGCGCGCCGGGCTCTCCTGTCTGTGGCCGATACGCCACCTGCTGCCCTACCTTGATCGCCTTCTTTCGCAGAAGGCGACGGCCATTCGCATGTGGTGCTGGCCGACGCCCGTCTTTCGGCAGACGAACCTGGCACAGGTCGCGGCCACGGGCGACGGCGTCCCGCCGCTGCGCGAGATCGAGATACGCCCTGGCGTGCCCGTTTCGCTGTACCAGGACGAGGAGATCACGTTTCTCACCTGGCAGGGCAACGGGCCTGATGCGGACGAGCAAATACGCCTCGTGATGAGCATGGTGGAGCGGGCGGGCCTCGCCGATTCGATGTACGGTACGTCGGCTGGGGAGTCGGGCTACGCCATCAACCAACTGATTGCCGCCGCGCGGATGCGCTTCAAACCCATCGTTGCGCACGCGGAACGGTCTCTGGCCGCCCAGGTATGCACGCTGTGGGATATCATCGAGTACCAGGCCAAGCAGACGATGTACGTCTACGGTGGAGCGCGCGGGCAGCGTGGCTGGATCGGCCTGAGTCCTGACGACCTGGCCGGCTATCGCCAGGTAGAGATCAAGTTGAACCCGCTCATGCCCACCGACACCTACGCACGCGCCAGCCAGGCCATCAACCTGAAGCAGGCCGGCATCTGGTCGCTACAGCGTGCGCAGGAGTATACGGGCGTCGAACAGCCGGACGAGGAGTTTCGCCGCATCCTCCTCGACGAACTGAAGAAAGAACCGGCGGTGCGCCAAGTTATCGTGCAGGAGGCGGCCAAGCGGCTGGGGCTGAAACTGGCCCAAGGCAACCTGACGCCGGAGAAACTACAGTCGTCCTATCCCAACATGTCTCCGGCGGGGCAGCAGGTTGTGGCGCAGACGATGCAGCAGACGGCGCCCGCGGGGCAGAGCGCCGAGGCGCTCGGTATGCAGACAGCGCCCGCCGCCCTGACCGAGGAGGACATTGCTTTGGTGCAGCAGATCGCAGAGGCGATGGGCGTGCCAGTGGAGGCCCTGGCGCAGGAGATCATCGCCATGGCCCAGGAACGCGGCATGACGGTGCAGGACATCATCCGCACGCTAGCCGGCCAAGTGCTCGGTGGCCCCGGAGTAGCGCCGACAGCGCACGTCGGTGGGGGCGGGCAGTTGGGGCGGACGCCCGGGAACATGGGGCCACAGGTGATGGCCGCGCCAGGCGTGCAGGCAGTGCCGCCACCTCCAACGCCGACGCACGTCGGGCCAGTGACGCGCCCTAGCGGGATTGCGACTGGGCGTGCGCCAGGCGTGAAGCGTACTGGGCAGTAGAGAGGAGACACATGCTGCGAGACAGCAGAGTCCTGACGGTGACCATTCCCGCGTCTGGCTCCCTTAGCGACGCGTTCGACATGGGGCCATTCGCTGGTGGCTACCTGGTCATGCCGGCGGCGTGGACGTCGGCCAGCATCGCCTTCAAGGTAGCGCCGGAGGCCGGCGGAACGTATGTCGCGCTGTACAAAGCGGCGGCGCTGGTCGAGTTGGGTGGCAGCACGGTGGACGTGGCGTACCTCCTGCCTGCGGACTTGGCCGGTTGCCGGTACGTCAAACTGTGGTCGGAGAAGGCGGGCTCGGACGTGAACCAGGGCGCGGCGCGCACGTTCACGGTGGTGCTGAAGTCATGAGAGCGTTCCTGCGCGACTGGCGCGAGTACAGTTTTCACACGGCGGTATACAACGCGGTCTTCATGTGGCTGCATAAGCACGACGACCACGTGCGGGTATGGTGAGGTATGCCCTACAAGGCAGTCGGGACGCGGGTGCTAGTGCACAGGGATGGCCGCTGGCGCGTGCTGAAGGTGCATGACACGGCGGAGCAGGCGCGCAAGCACGCGGCGGCGCTGAACATCAACGTGCATCGCAAGGGCAAGTGAGATGAAGGTCACCAACTGGGCGGATGAGATCGCCGAGGACTTGGCGGAGCGCATGCTGGCGGCCATTCGCAGCGTGCCGGAGGCGGAGGCCCCCATGGGTGCGGTGGCCATCCCGCCGGAGGAGCAGATGGCGCAGTTTGCACGCATCCGCACCGACCCGGCGGCTTGGACGCAGTACGCACGCGAGCACGACGCCACGCTAGAACAGATGATCGACTACGACGTACAGATGGAGCGGCGTTACCGCTCCCAGGAGGCCGGCCATGCCGAACCCGGTGGAACAGTGGTTGTGGAACCTGCTGGCGGAGATGTTCGCGGGCAGGGAGAGTGACGTAGCGCGCGGCATGCAGGCCGTCCTGCCGACGCCCAACCCGAATGCGCCGACGCTGGGCCAGGCGTTGCTTGGCAACATTGCCGCGCTGACTGGCCCGCCGGCAGTGACGCCGATGCCCACGCCGACCCCCGCGGCGCGTGCGCCCTATACGCAGATGGAGTATGCGCAGCGCATGGCGGCGCAGGCCGCAGCGGCGCAGGCCGCAGCACGAGAGCAGGCCGCGGCGCAGGCAGCCGCGGCGCAACAGCAGGCCTTGCTCAGTGACCTGATGCGCAAGCGGATGGCCGCCGGCAGGGGGTACCAGCGATGAGCGGCCCGCTTACCGACGTTAGCGCATGGGACATTCTGATGGGCTATGCGCCGGAGACAGAGGGCATGGGCCTTGGCGAGAGGTCGGCCATATTAGTAGACCGCCTGGCCCGCAGCGTCGTTCCCGACGCGCTTGAGAGACCAGTGGATGCCCTCTTTGCACGCGTTACCGGGCGCGTGCCTTCCGCGGCAGAGACCTCGGAGGCATGGCCCGACAGGCACTCCTACTTGAGCACTGGCACCACGTACAGCACGCGACCATCACCAGCGGTGCTGTCTGACGCGTGGGCCAACCGCCACGCCTACTTCAGTCAAGG